ATCATTCGTAAACACGAAGGATTTAAGCCAGAACCATATCTTGATTCCAAAAATAACTGGACAATTGGTATTGGCACTCTAATTGGAAAAGGAAAAGAGTCTGATCTTAAAGCTAGTCCGTACTATAAAAAGACGATTGACGAAGCTACAGCACAAAAAATTGCTGAATCTGATATTGGAAAAAAGATTGATGTTGTTAAGCGTCTCATTGGTCCCGATAAATTTGGTTCATTCTCTCCAGAACTCCAAGCACAGATTGTAAGTGGGGCCTACCGTGGCGACATAACTGGATCTCCTAAGACAATTAATCTTCTTAAAGAAGGTAATTTTAAAGAAGCATCTAAAGAATTTCTAAATAGCAAAGAATATAAAGCTGCAAAAGAAAGTGGTTCTGGAGTTGCTGGACGAATGGAAGAAGTATCTTCTGTGATTGCAGCAGAAAAACCAATTGGCTTTGCGGAGGCTGTTGAGAAACGTCTAGCAAAACCTAAGCCAGAATTGGTTGTTCCACGTACCTATGATGAAACTGGAGTTGATCCCTATATTGCAAAAATTAATAAGGAACTTAGACAAGAGTCTGCGGATAGGGCAAACCGTGTAAATGAAATTGAAAGGTTACGCGCTATCGCAAGGCGTGAAGGTATTATCATGAATCCACGACCAATTCCAACTAAGTGAAAAACAAGTGGCCAAAGACCATCATGGTAGCAGGAAGGCGAGTACGTCTACACTTCTGCGATCTTGAGGACACCTATGGCCAGTACAAGCACGATCTCAAAACAATCGAAATTAGCCGTGCCATACCAGATTCTGCTAAACTTATTACGATCCGACATGAACTGATGGAGGCGGCTTTGCTTCTTTCTGGAGTCGGCTTCGCAGATAGATACGAGCAAGAGCCAATCGTCCGGTGCATGGAAGAGATCTTCTTTCCGGCATGGGACACCTTCTTGAAACGCATTACCAAAGCAAATGCTTGACCAATTCAAACCCGTCGTTGGCGGGAAATATATCGAGTTCCGCCCTTCCGGTGAGGACTTTAAACTCGCGGCAGAACGATCAGAACAAATGGGTGTTTTGGCAAACTCGTACACTAGAGGCGCTGGTAGGATGAGTGGCTTCTTAGGCGAGATCGCTACTGAGAAATATCTTAGCGAATTCATCAATAAGGATATTCCGGCTACTAAAAGCTACGACTTGATGTCGCATTCAAATATCTCGATTGAGGTTAAAACAAAACAGGCTTCCTCAATTCCGAAATCAGATTATCTGGCTTCTGTGGAATTGAAGAAGACCCATATGTTTCAAAACGATCTTTATGTTTTCCTCCGCTGCCACAACTCGTTAAACAAGTTGTGGCTTTTGGGATGGATCAAAACTGGATCGTTCAAGCGTCGTTCCATGTTCAAGAAGAAGGACGAAGTAGAGGCAGATTCTAATTTCAAGTACAAGATCGATGGCTATTACATTGAAATTAAAAAGCTCACTGCTATGCCGCTTCTGCTGGACTATCTGAAGGACCAACAGTGATATCATATTTGGGGTTTAGATTAATCTCCCAAATCTTACCACCGCCTTGGCCATGAGACTTGACTGGACGCAAGTGCTTGTTGTTGCGGCTCGCTTCCTCCATCGTAGACATACCACGGCGGACGAATTCCAGATTGTTGGACATGCCAACTCCACGACCATTGTTGAAGTCATGTAGTGCGACTTGGAATTCAGTAAGTGTTCCTTGCCAGATATCCATATCTGAATTGAGTGCCCGACAACGCTTAGAGAAGAATTCCACCAATTCCGCTACGGACGAACGGCTGGAGTTATCGTAGGCAGCGGAGGCAATTGTCTCGTCGATGTAGCTGACGATTCCAAAACGTCCGAAGTCTTCGATTTCTTTTGGGATCTTCCAATCAATTAGGAATTTCGCGAAGTGTGGTAGTTCCTGCTCGATAGTCATTTCCAATACCGAATTCCTTGGGAAATTGCTGGTAGCTTTGTCACTAATACGGAGTGCCATAAGCTTATCTCTGTTACTGGAATCCAGTGCTGGAATCACGGATAGACTATTGGCGTCCATGTTCAGCGACATGATCACACGTCCAGTCCACGGAATCGACATAGCATCGGCGTACTTCGCTTGATACTCGACTCGCGGATTGGCAACAGATCGCTTGATAATCTCTGTGGCTTTACGCTGATCTTGGAATGAAGCAGCCGATGTGGTGTCGTCGATGACCCAAGCGGCAACACGTCCTAAGTCTTTGTTGAATTTAGTCTGGCCAGAAATGTAATCACTGGCATCAGCATATCCGCCGACCAGACCGGAAATGACTCTGTTTGACAGCAATGACTTTCCTTTGTTCGTCGGTCCAACAAGCAGTAGCGCCTGTCCTTGAACGAACTCGCGATCTAATACTGCGCTGTAGAAACGCTTGAGCCATGAATACAGATATTCAACAGTCGGTCTGTTGCCAGAAGTGTTGACGAACAGTTGGTTGAGCCACTCATGAATAAATGGCCACTTAGCTGGATCTCCGTCTGAGTCTGGTTCGACTGGTGTGATATTGGCACAATTTAGAATCCTATGGCCGTTGTAAGCGACCACACGATCCTTCGAGAACACAACTGGTGCAATCTCGTCAATACGGTTCTGATTAGAGATCGTGAGGATAGCTGACTCCAGCTCAGAGAGTGGCTGGCCCTTCTTTGGCTTCATCGAGAATCCGTATTGTCTTAATTCCAGAATAAGTTGTTCACGTGGAATAGTAACGGCGGAAGTAAATAGAACTTTGAAGAACGATCGGCCATTGTACCAGTACTCGTCCAACAGATTACCCATCTTCTTCTCTTCGTAGTCTTTTACGAATTTTGCCCCGAAGATTTCCTTCCACGATACGAAACCCTTTCCGGCACGATCAGAGTAGCAGATGATACCATCTTCTGATACTTGGCATCCATCACGATTGATACCGTCATCAATCCAGAACAATGGTCCACGGCATCCAACCTCAAATTCCCCGATCCAACGATTCGGGAATCGGGATTCAACTTCAGCTGCGATCACAGAGATCGGGATTGAAGTCTCTGAAGATTGCGGTGGGTGATCGTTGGCGGCTTTCATTAGCGCCGTCTGTACAGCGGCGTCCGAAACTTTACCCCCCAAGCTGTGCCAGTCTTCACCTAATTCAAAGTATTGACTGGCTCGCAAAGAAGTACTATCGAAACCAGCAAACAAACGATCCAGTTTAAGGGAAGAGTTCATTTGCTTCATGAAAGCATCAAACATCTCTGGAGCAATGGGGATTACATTATCGAACTCCCACACAAGACGAAGATAACCTGATTGTGTTTTTGTACGCCATGTTGGCATATTGATTCCACATTTAGTAGCAATGTCACTATCTATGCTCCCCCAATTAACTGGTGCATCATAGTCCGCGACAACACCATAAATCTTGTTTGGCAAATTATCATTGCTGATCCGCTTAGACGGAGTACTTCCTTCGACCATATTGTAGAACACATGGTCTGTTGCAGCGTTAGAACACCACGCACGGAAGTCTGCCTTAGAGGCGAATTTTGGTTTTGGTTTCTGTAGGTTGTTAAGGCTTTGGGCTTTAACGGCTTTTGTTTCTCTTAGGTTCTTTAGGTATCGATAGCTCATTTTTCGTATTTGGTTAGAATTTTTCCTTCGGCGGAAACTGGAATGTCTGGAATCCAATCTGGTGGAGTGGACATGATTTTGATCACTTCTTCTAAAGCTGGTTCGGCTTTATCTGCGTCAACCTCTATGACAACTTCGTCGTGTACGTGCATGACTAAATCCACACCGTTCCCGATGTTATTAATCCTGCACAACATATCACTGAAGATATCGCGGGCAAGAGCCTGACTAGCATTTTCAGCCACTAGACCACCCCAAAGTTTGACTGGCACACGCTTGCCATTCTTTGGCATCATTGCTACATAGTGGATTTTTTCCTCCTGCTTTTTGGTACTGAGTTTACCATAGTCAAGTACTCGACCACTAGGAAGATCTATAGTAAAATTGGCTTTGATATCGAAGGACCCAATAATGGATGACGTATAATACGACCACAGTTTCTTAACGCTTTTCATTTTTGATCTGTAAAGATCAACAGCTTCTTTAGCGTCTTGCTGAGACATACCAGACATCATGGCAAACTTTGGGGCTCCCGCCCCATAACCGCAACCCAAAACCATCGCTTTTACTTTATGGCGGGTTTGTGGATCATTACGGAGTGAGCCTTTTTCGCGGGACCACAAGCCGAAACGAATAGCGAAGGCTTCATAGATATCTTCCGATTCTTTGATCTCCTGCATAGTTTCGTGATCTCCGGCGAGCCAACAGAGAGTACGCACTTCGATCTGTGAAAGGTCTACTACGAGTAATCTTTTGTCTTCTTTTGGGGCGATCAAGTGGCGCATCTTAACGCCAAACATCTCATCTTTCGGAAGATTTTGGAGATTGAGATTTCCACCAGATCCAGAAAATCTTCCGGTATGGGCTCCGAAATACATTATGTTTCCGTAAAAACGATTGTTCGGCATCGTCGCGTAATCGAAAGACTCCAATTTACATTTGAGTGAATTGATCCGCCGCCAGTTCTTGACAGCACCAACCCATGCAAATTTCTGTCCATGAACACGCAGCCACTCATCAGCATCTGGATCACCTTCTGCTAGACTTGCTGGTGGTTCGATGCCAACAGAACGGCAATGGTCATCGAAAGCGGGACGACTCAATAAAGGCTTTTCACCTATCCACGGAATAAGACTTTCCGCATTGAATAGTTCGGCCTTAATGGTTTCAAGTTGCTTGCGTAGGAGATCGGCGTTTATCGGAAGTCCGCGTTGTACACAACGACGATTGACCAAACTTATCTCGCGCTCACGCTCAGGCCATTTGTTAGAGTAGTCTTGCCAAAGCTGCAAACACAGCTCGGAATCTTTAAGCGCATAGTCGCTGACTTCTTTTTTAAATTCCGAAGTCATGTTTTCCCACCGCTTTCCACTCATGTTATCTCGCGTTGACTTATCAACTTTAAGATCATAAGCTTGTGCCGTAGCTCCCTTTAGGGATCGCGGTAGGCCGCAATACACTGCCATATCTGCTGTGCAATGCCACTCGCCACTCCACTCATCGGGCCACCAATTTTGACTCACCCCATAGAAATAGAGAGTCTCATCAAAGGATGCGTTGTGAGAAAGGACGCGAGAATCCTTGAGCAGTTTCCAGTCAAAATCTTTTGGGTGACCAACAAATTTGACTCCATTATCTCCTACAACAGACACCATGTAGGCGTCAAAGTCGGGATGTGAAAAATAGCCCAATGGGCCTAATGTCTTGATCGAGCACCTTTTGTCATAATAGGTCTCGAAATCGAGTGCATATGTATTCATAAATAGTGTTCATAGTGGGGTATTAGAGAAGCCCGCATCGGTTTGAACATATACCGATGCGGGCTGAGTTGCTCCGATTTGTTAAGCAGTCGGCTCTGCGTCGAGTGTTTCAAAATCAAAGACCAATTGCTCATCTTTGTTTTCGATGCTTTTAAGAAGATGGTCGCGAACGATCGTCATCTTAATCATATTTGCTTGGGCCTGTTTAATGTTGCCCATAACTTCCTGAATCATTTTTGTAAGCATTTCTACTTCAGCTTTAATGATATCAGTTTCTGTAGGTTGTGCGTCTAGTGTCATTAGCGTCCAAAGTTAGAGGTGAATTCAAGAACGGCGGCGTCTGGTTGTTGTTGGGTGATACCCAAAGACGGTGTATACCAGCTGTATTTTCCTTTCGTCATCAAACTAGACTGGAAGTTCCAGAGTTTGTTCTGAAGAGGAATTGATTTATTGAAGGCTGCAAATGTCGCAAGACGCTTGTACGTCTGACGATATGCGTCCTTAGCCACGTTGATCTTACCAATAGCATATTG